GCCGACCATCCATGCCAGGCCACCAACGCAAAGGCCGAGCCAGAGAGGCCAGGTGATGAAGAACACAAACTGAATCTTGGCCATCAGGCCGCGCCTCCCGTGGCGTCGATGATGGTCAGGTGGATGTCGGACTTGTCCTTGCACATGGTCAGGAGTTCGCCGAAGCCCTTGCCGGAGTGCGTCACGGCCTGCTGGCCGCTAAGCGGCTCGAACTGCTCGCCGACAACGACGCAGCCCCTGCTGTCTTTCAAAGGAACGTTTCCCTTGTGAAACAGGATGTTGGTGCGGCCTGGCACGTTCATGATTTTTAAGCAGAGGCCAAAGTGCGGCGACAGGTAGAGCCTGCACGGATACTCGTCGGCCGGAATGCATGAAACATTGACGGCATTGAACTTCCATGGCAGTTCGGCAGTCAGGGCAAACGGGATATCGCCGGAAAGAAGGACACCGAAAGTTCCTTCTTTATTGCCAGCGATGCGTTTGATCGTCAGGGACAGGGTCACGTCTCAGTTCTCTCCTTCGGCTTTTCTAAACTGGGCAGGGGAGCCCTGCTTGGAAAAACCGTCCCGGTTCGCCGGGACGGACTCTTCCTGCTGCGGAATCGTTAACCGGACAAAACCCGGGATATTCGACGGTGCACAGTCATTGGTTTCACTGAGTCTGCGTAAGCTGATGCCCGACGATGCCACTGACCTAAGTAGGGGCTGGTTGACATGGCCATCTGCATATCGCCGCCAATCGGACGTAGGCCATCATTGATTGGTGACAGACCGGCACCGATCTTCGGCACAGGCGCGTGAAAACCGTTGTCCTGATCGGACACGGTATGGCATGACAGGCATGCCATCTGCGGCGCATCGACGGTTGTCTTGGCGACGTTATCGCCAGGAACACCACCTGCGAACGCAGGAGCCGCCCAGGCCATGCTTGGTGCAACCGCGAGTGCGGCGACAGCAAGAACAACGAAGACAACCATGGAAAGGAAAAACTTCTTCATACTTTTACTCCTTCGGGCTTTCGCCCTGATTAACCGGGGCTGCGTTACAGCCCCGGGTTTCAGATACCATTAGGCAGGGTTTGCCTCCTGCCACAAGGCATCCCGTAGGGCTGCCGTGACAGTGATTCCGCCGACAGATTCCAGAGCAAAGCAGTCTGGTCTGCCGTCCTTCGTCCAGTGCTTCTCCTCGCCAGGCGTGAGCTTGGCGACGGCAGCCTTGAACTCGTCCAGGGTCGGAGGTGCCTTGTTAGCGGCGGCTTTGTCGGCTGCGGCTGCTTTCTTCGGCGACACATCGGTTGCGGCGCCTTTTTCAAGCAGTTCATTGGCCAGATCGGCATCGATGTCCGTGCCGACTTCCAGTTCAGAGCCCGCGGGATAACAATTTTCCTTTTTCGGGCCGAACTGGACGAAGTTGGAGGTGAGAATGTTTTTAGGCATACGTCACCCCCTAGTTCACGGTTGCGCAGAAAGACGCATCGGGGCGGTAAGGCACCGTCAGCGGAGCGCTCTGCGACATCAGGAAGCGAACGGATGGGTCCTTCGTCACCCACGACTTGACGAACATCTCGCGGGCCAGCAGGCCGTCTGCCGTAGCTCCAGAGATGCCGGAAAGACCGGATGACAGCGCATCCTCATCTTCGATGGCGCCGAAGTGGCGGACACCGTCGATGCGGGATGAGCCGAGGATCACTGTGTTATCCGGGATCATCGCGGTTTCGGTTCCCGTATCGGGATCCACATACCAGTCTGAATAGACCCAGTATTTCACGTTGTCGATCGAGCCTTTGTAAGACAGCCCGAGCGCGGCCATAGAGCCCAGTACCACGGTGTCCGGCGAACCACGGCGAATATCCAGAACGTCCTTGACCTTCTGGTCTGCGATGAAGAAACGATAGGCCAGGGTATCCATGACCACGTTATCAATGACGGCACCGCTGTTCTTCAGAATAGTCAGCGCCCAGTCCTCGATATTCTCCTTCGGAGAGATGCCGGCCTGGCCCCATCGGGCCGCGCCGGCCAGCGTGACGGTGTGGTTGGCATTTCGGCCAAAGTCCACGACGACGGTATCAAAGCCTTCGCCCTTGACCGTCACCTTGCCTGTGCGCACGGTCTCGGAAGCCATGACCTCCATGCGGCGGGTCAGCATATTCTGCTGGTCTGCCATCTCCTGGATCAGCTTGGCAGATCGCCGGTCGGCCGGAGTCATGCTGCCGCCGATCTGTTCGCCAGCGATACGCTTCAGGGTGTCGGCAGGATTAAAGATCCGCTTGTCCTTGACGTAGGCGGTCTCGAAGGTGGCGGTTTTATACCCGAGGGCTTCAACGACCTTGCCTTCAACCAGGGGGGAAACGAACGGGGCGATACGACGCTTGCCATTCTCAATATCGAACTTGATCTCCTTGGTCTGCGACTGCGAGACCATCGGGAAGAACAGATTCAGAATCGCGGCTTGTGCCCGTAACAGGCTGTCCACAACTCCGTTCAGGGTTGCTGTTGCGAAAATATCCATTTGCTTAGGCCTCCTACGCCGATGCTACTTTCTTGAGATGGACGCCGACCGCACGCAAGTCTTCGCGTACCGAGTCGGCTGTGTGGCCCGTGCCGAAGTTCAGCTTGGCCTCGTCGAATTCGCCGGCATCGTAAATGCTGGCTGTGACATCGCCGCCGCTGGCATCGGCATCCTTGGCCAGGATGGCGCGGGCCACATTACTGCCATCAACAGCGGCAGATGCGCTCAGCAGGTATTTCCCGCCGGCAGTGATCTTGCCCAGCACGGCGCCGCGCAGGAGCGCTGCCGAGCTGATAAGGGTCACATCGCGGGAGACGATGTCGGCGTCCCCTGCGATCAGGCCGTCGGGGTTATAGTTTTCAGTTGAAAAGCCAGGTGTCGGGCTCATGATTGTCCTCCTTGGATAACCTTCAATCCGGCCTTATGTCCGGAATTGAGAATCTGTTGCACCGGCGAGTCCTGATTGGTGTCCTCAGGAGCGCCGGGCTTCTTGTGGAATTGCGACTGCTTCATGCCGGCGGTGGCCTTGGACAGCCGAACGTGCTCGGCCTTCATGTCCACAAACGGCATGCCGGTGACGGCGGCTGTGGCCTCTGTGACCGCTGCCTCGTCATCGCCTTCCAGCATCTTGAGATGGCGGCGCATGGCCACGACCTCATTCACCATGGCGCTACGGAACGTCTCGCCTGACTCGATCAGTTCTCCGACCGTTTCCAGCGTGTGCTCTCCGTGCACAGCCTTGATGTCGTCGATCTGCCCGTTTGCGGCAGTCAGTTTTGTTGCGGATTCCTCCAGGCTTGCCTGGGCGGTATCCCGTTCTGTCCGGGCTTTGTCCCGGTCAGTGATCAGGTCGGTGATGTTTTCGTATCCGGCCTGCTTGAGTTGGGCTGTGATATCCATGTTGGTCTCCTCTTGCCCTTGGTCTCGATGGCCGGAGCCACCGGAATTTTGTACGGACTGCTTAGCTGTCAGTCCGTATAATTGATTGAGTTCGCGCAGCTCGGCATCGAAATCCATGCGGCTGCTGTTGCTGGCCTGGTCAGGCTCGGTTGGCGTGGATGCGCCGAGATCGGCGGGCGGCTCGCCCATGTCGGCCAGATTCTCGATGCGGTCGGCAAAGCCGAGATCCACCGCTTTTTCGGCATCCATATAGAAGTCAGTCCCCGCAAGCAGGATGTCCCTGATCTCGTCTGCATTGATATTGGTGCGATAGTCATAGGTAGCGATCACGGATTCGCGGGCCACGATCATGTGGTCGGCATAAGCGCGGATGTCATCTTCGGAACCCCAGACGATGCCGCCGAGATCATGAATCATCATGCGCGCATTTTCGGCAATCACCCGTTCATCTCCGGCCTGGACGATGAAACTGGCGGCGGAGGCTGCAATCGAATCAACCTCTGTGATGATGTGCGCCTTGTGCTTGCGCAACGCATTGTGAATGGCAATCGCTTCGTCAACGAAGCCACCCGGCGAATGGATTCGGACACGGATCACCGAAGCGGAAATACGGCTCAACAGGGCGATGAATTCGGATGCCCAGATCCCCCAGCCGCCGATCTCATCGTAAATGTAGATCACCGCCTCATCGGCGGATGCGTTGCGGAGGGAGCAGAAGCTCTGCCTGTTGCCGAAGGCTGCCGGTTGCAATTTCTTGTGCTTCGACATGGCTACTCCTGCACTGACGGCGCGGTTGTGCACCGATCTGATGGATGGGTGTCGATCACCGGGCGCGGCAGCGCGGCCAGCGTGTACGGGTTTACGGACGCCATGGATATGCATTGCGGGCAGGCATCTGGTGCGGCAATCCAGTCGAATTTGTCTTCGATTGCGCCGTCCGCAACTTCGGCTCCGAACTCATCTCGCTTGGCGGCATCGTGGGCCATGGCCACTTCGGAGCGGGCGATCTGCTCGAACTTCCAACGGAAGCCATCAAACTCCTCGCGCAAGGAACGGGCGATATTGACCGGGTTCTCGCCGGACTTGACTCCGGCCTCAAGAAGTTTCCACAATTTCGGCGAGAAGCGCTTTTCAATATTTGTGGTGAACGTCGTGCTGGCTGTGCCGCGCAGACCGCCCACGGCGGCCAGATTGTTCGGGTTGGCCAGCGGGGCGTCCAGTCCGGATTGTGCATAGGCATCCATGACCCCTTGCGCCCAGGAGCGTATCTGCGCATTGGCGACGGGGCCGATATCGTCGATGTCCCGGCGCAGGGCGTCTTCGGCGAAGCCGGCCATGGCTTCGGTGATCTTGGCCTTGTCAGTTTCGGTGAAGGTGAAGCCTTCCGGGCTGAGGCCGTTCCGTGTCGATGCGCTGGCTGATTCGCCACCGGGCAGGCCATCTGGCCTGGCCGGCAGGCCGAGAAGGGTGAGGGCGCGTTCGCGGGTAGCGTTCCACAGAACTGTCACGCCACGGACGGCATCCTCCTCGACGATATCCAGTGCCGGGTTGTCGAACGGGCGCGTTTCCAGCGCATTGCGGAGATGCGCCTTGTGCCTGGCATGAGGAGATATCGCCGGGCGCTGGGCTGGCTTGAACAGCATCGTCGTGCCGTCGTCATCTTCCTCTGATGCGGGAATCCTGACTTCCTGGGCAACGCTGCCGCCGCTGCGAACCAGCTCGGCCTGGGCGTTCATGAAGTTGGCCTTGGCCAGCTTCTCGACATCGGCCAGGTTCGGTTTCAGATAATCCATGCGCCAGGCCTTGCGCACCCAGCGGCCGCTCTCAAGCTGAATGCGCTCTTCACTCCATGTCCGCCCGCGCGCGCGGAACATGGCCTTGACGGCGCATTCCAGGTGCGGGGCTTCGATGCTGGTGCGCGTATCGCTCTCCTGCTTGATAATCTCGGATTGCGGTCCGGACATCCGCTGGGTTGAGGCGCCCGGAACGCCGAGCATCCAGTCGGGCAGGCCGGCCTTGGCAAGTATCTGGCCCTGCAGATGGCGGGCCGGCATCTCGCATTCGAGCACATGGCCATCACCGCCGATGACGGTCAGCACGACCTCGGAATCTTTGTCTACCGCCGTAACAAAATCAGCGGACTTGCCGGCGCGCTTGGCCGTGATCGCCGAGGCCAGGCCGGTCGCCAGCTTCTTGCGGCGCGCTTCGAGCGGCGTGTCGCCATTCGCATCCACGGCAGATCCCGCCCGCGAGCCCGACTTGTAGCTGAGATGGAAAGACGGGTCGCCGAAGCGTTCCCACACATTCAACAGACCGTTCTCGATCGTGAGCAGCGATTTGGCGACAAGCGGCATCGAGCGGAGCATCGACACGCCATACGGATCGGCATTCTCGTTGTGGTAGGACATGTAGAGCAGGTTCGAGGTGTCCAGTTCGATAAAGCCGAGGCTGGAATAAACGGACGAGATGACGCCGGATGAATACCTGTTCTCCAGGATGTTGCGGACGCGGGCCAGGCCGCCATCGCCGAGGATGTTGCGCATTGGCGCGCGCGGATCGAAGTACCAGATCAGCCTGCCGTCCTCGCCGCGGGCGAAATAGATTTGCTTGGAGTCCGCCACATTCAGGCGGACGACATCCGTGCCTGTCTCGTTCAGGATGAATTCGGGAACGCCGAAGCCCTGCTCGTGCGCTTCATTACGCCAGTTCTGCGCGAAACTGGCCAGGCCGCGCTGGACATCGCCCACCTGAACGCTCTCGGCCCACTCGGAGGCCTCCTGCACCAGGGCTTTGTCTTCGCCGACGATAATCGGCACGCCGTCCAGCATGACCGTGCGGTCGATAGCGGCATCCAGCATCGGGATGGATTCGCGCATGACCTCGTACAGCCCGGGATTGATGGCGCGGCCAATCAGGTTTGAGTAATAGGGCGACCAGATGCCTTGCGCGAAGCCCTGTCTCGGCACCAGTTGGCCGACGGGCGCAGTGGCGTCCGTGGCGGCATTGCGCATGCCAAGCTGATCGTTCACAGAGATCACTCTCGGCGCTTGTGAGCGGTCTACCGGCTGATGCGCCAGTACCTGGTTCACGTGGATTTGCCTGAAAAATGCCCGTACATGGGCGCACGTCTAGCAGACTTTGGCGGACAGTTTCTAAGAAACGAGCCGCGAGGGGGATCAGAAAGTGATCAGTATCTGACGCTGATTAACGCAGATTTTCTAGCGCTCATGTGCGCCGCAGGCGAATGAATCACCGCCACCATCTCCGGCAAGGACGCGATTCAGCATCAGCTGGCGGTCGGCATCGATTGTATGATCGTCCACCGTGGCGAATATACGCCAACGTGAGCCCTGTTTGTAGGTATGGCTGGGGTAGTAGAGGGAAAGCTCCGGATCCAGCGAATACTGGGCACGCCTGGCCTGCATGGCCATGGTTAGCAGGTCTGTGGAAAGCTCCTTGCCGTTCTGGCGCAGCGGCACTTCATCCTTCTTTTCATTCTTGGTCATGATCACCTCGCCGGCCAGATCCACGGCGTCATAGCCGCCGCCGAAAGCATAGCCGGTGGCGCGCTGGGCAAGGTCACGATCCGCGAATCTGTCCTCGGACAGGATGCCGATGACCGTGGTGCCTGCACTGCCTGGATCAATGCCCCATGCGGGGCGTTCGGCATCAGGATCGGCCAGCATATCCACGGCACGGATGAACTCGGCCTGGTGCTGATATTCGACGCCGCGCAGGTTGATGCGGGTATGCAGCCGCCACAGGTTGCCGCGCTCCAGCTTGACCATGATTTCGGTCGGGTCGCGGGTCTGGCCAAGGTCTGCGCCGCACCAGTTGTCACCCTTCGGCATATCGGCAAAAGCGGAAAAGACGATGTTCTCGATGGCCGTCCGCCGGTCAGCTTCATCCGCCCATTCACTCAGAGGCTCGCGTCGATCCCACAGCAGGACTTCATTTCCGGTCAGCTTGTTGCCGACCCGGATAGCCTCGAAGCGGGTCAACTCCAGAGACACCTCGCCGCTCTTTGCGTCCACCATCACTTTGAGCCTGCGATATTCAGGGATATCGGTCAGGCACGGCCCGAAGGTTGACCACGGGAAGGCCGTGCTTTCCGGATCGCCCCAACCGCCGAGACAATTCCGCACATATCCGCTTGAATCCTCGCCATGATATTTGCCGATGAAATACCGGCGGCGGGCTTCATTCCAGAACGGATCGGGCATCAGCGATTTCGGCCAGTTGAACTTGATCGTTGGCGGTTTTCCCTTGCCTGTGTATCCGTCCGGATGCCGCCGCTTGAATTCCTCGAACGGCATGGCCTGCTGGCACTGGCTGTAGAAGTCGCAGCTGCGGTCGCCATCCGGCACCGAATAGATGCGGGAAGTGGCGGTCGGCTTCATGGCGCGCCAGAACTCCGACCATATCATGGGATTCTTGAGCTTGGTGGCTTCATCCATCTTGACGAAGGCGTTGGCGTGAATGCCACGGAAGGCGTTGCCGTCCGATCCGGACGGGCGAAAGAATATCCAGGCGCCGGTATTGAACTCCATCAGCAGGTGGTTTTCTTCGTAGCGCTTCCAGCGCTTGCCTTTCTTCAGCCGGGTGATGGCCTTCAGATCTGGATTAAGTTCGACCTGCTCCTCGATAGCGCGGGATATTTCGCCGAGGTGCGAGGAGAGCGGCGCGCCTACCAGGCTGACAGGCTTGCGCAAGCGCCCGCCGTGATTCGTAAATGAACTCCACAGCAACAGTACGGTGATCTCACGGGTCTTGCCGACCTCGGCCGCGTCCTCGTGCACCACGTCGCCGAGGAGGTAGTCGGCAGATTCCGCCTGATACTGCCATTCCTCCGACATCTTCCACGGGCCGCCGGTGTCCGGCTCATGCATGAATGCAGTGGCAAACAGGCTCGGGTATTGCGTGATCAGGTAAAGCTGAAAATCATCCAGCGTGACCGGCTGGCCGTAATTATCCGAGCAGCCGCCGTTCAGCATCTGCTCGAAGCTCCAACTGCGCTTCGCCAGCTCGGCAAGCAGTATCGGCTCCGGGATGCGGATGTCAGACACTGGAAAGAGGCTTACCACAGAGGCACGGAGGCACGGAGGAAAAAGGTTTCACGTCAGAACAACTTCGGATGGTTGTTGCCCAGGATGATATGCTGCACCTTGATGCCATGCGGCTCCAGGCGCTTGGCAATGTCGTACTTGCGATGGCAGTCGTCCGGGTTGTGCTCCATGCACATGATCAGAAGATTCAAGCCTTCGGCCTGGCGCTTGAGAATCCAGTCGATGCCCAGCAGGGAGACCGGGCCATGCAGGCCCCCCAGGACATCGCCACGCCACACATAGTTGCCAAACAAGCGCATCAGATTGCGCTTGTTGAACTCGGCGCGGCGTGAATACGGCTTGCTGCGGATGTCCACCAGCCTGTCGATGCGGTGCTTACGCATTATGCCCTTGAGGGCGTCCAGGCTCAGGCGCTGGTATCCGATGGAATAGATCATTTACACTCTCCCTATGTAGGTGTCCGGGTCTGCGCCTTTGCTGCCCCAGCAGAACATTGACCCGGCAAACATGGCTTCTGCCTGCTCCTTGCTGACGCCAATCAGGGCGTTTCTTTCTTCCACATTGACCGGAAACTCTGTTGGCCAATAGCCGGCTTCGCCCTTTTTCAGAAGTATCGACTGGCCCGTGCTTGGCAGTCGGCTGTAGCAGATATCCGGCAGCTTCGACAAGTTATGTTCCATTTGTGTCATGCGATTACTCCCTTTCCTTAATTTGAGCTTACACTTATTGCGTAAGTGTGGCAAGGTATTCGCCAACAATATCAATCACTTGCGGCGGCGGCATCTGCCGCCAGGCGTTCTTCCACGATCTCGACCATTTTCATCAGCGCGGTCGGCGTGTTGACGATGCTGTACTGTTCCTTTGTGTTGACGATGGCATCGAACACCTTGGCGTAGTGCTCCCGGCTGAGCAGATAGGTGCCATCTGATTGCGCCGTCACGCGGTCGATTTCCTCCGCAGCTGCCTTCAGCCTGTCCACCTCCTCGGGCAGGAACAGGAAGGTCATCATTTTGTAGTCCACGCTGGCCTCGGCGATGGTGTCGAACTCCATGGTTTCCAGCTTCTTGATCGTTTCATCGTCCAGTCCGGCGTAGAGCTTCATGTCCACGCTTCCGATCTCGGCCCACAATTCGGCCAGCAACACCTGATCGTCCTTGCCATCGATGGCGTTGTGCGACAGCTGGATGGCAATCGCCTCATCTCGGGACAATTCCCGATCAATGACCAGGATTAGTATATGCTCGATGCCGGCCTGCGCTGCCGCCTGCACCCGATGATTGCCGGACAGGACCAGCAGCGAGCCGTCCGCCTGGCGGTGGCACAACGGCACGGAATGCAGATTGCCATCGCCTTTGACGTTTCCGACCAGGGTGTTGAATGTCTCGCTCAGCATATAGCGCGCATTCTTTTCCAGCAGCTTCAGCTCGCGCGGATCCACCACGTCCAGCGTCCACGGGAATGCATCTCCCAGTGACTGGTTCAGCTTTTCGATTGTTTCTCGAATCTCATCTTCCATCGTTTCACCACGTCCTTTGTGGAATCTCCGGCGAACTCGCCGGAGTAGTTCAGAAAGCCATCGCCGCGTTTGGCCAGCTTGAATATCCCTCGGTATTTCATGCTGACCGGATTTTTTGTGAAGGCTGTTGTGTAAATGTGCGTATAGCGGGTGATCTGCTTTTCCTGCAGGGCGAGCTGCATTTCGGCGGATATCGTGATCATCAGCATGAGTTTGGCCAGGCGCTTGTGCCTGCGGCTGCGCACCACAAAATCGGACATCATGTAAATGCAGCCGGCTTTGCCCATCGGGGAGTATGGCTGGAATGCTGCAAAGCCGAGCAACTGCTCTCCGGCGAAGACCATGTAGACCAGGCCCGCGCTGGCCGGCGTGATGCCTTTTTTCAGGTACATGGATCGGTAGTGATTCAGCACCTTGTTGTCCGTCTCCACGATGCGGATCGGGGCATCGTCCGGAATCTCGGCGTCCAGGCCGAGGATGTGATACTTCGGCGCGGTCTCCTCCATATTCTTGCGCAGCAGCACGTGCGGGAATGCCATGTTGCTGTAGATGTAGACATCATGCTTGCCGGGCTGATTCAGGCGGGCGATGCATGGCACGTCATCACGCGGGTTGTCGTCGTACAGGATGAAGTCCGACTGCTTCATGCGCTCGATCGTTTCCTCGCGGCGTTCGTCTGTGAGCATGGCATAAGGCGGCTCATTCACCCACAGCAGCACCTCGGCAATGCGCTTATACAGGCGCTCGTAGCCGCCGACATAGGTTGGCAGGAAGCCGATGCAGACACCGCCAGGGCGAGGGAAATAATCGAACACATCGACAGTCGTGTAATCCTCGATTCTGGTTGCGGCCAGGCCCTTGTTGACGCGGTACATCGACAAGGATAGCAGGCGCTCCCAGTTGGTCACGTAGTGATTCCACATGCGCACCTTGTAGTCGGTGTTCTGCTTCTCGAACTTCAGCATTTCCTGAAATAGCAGGAACGAGGCGATCTGGCAGGCGCCGTCGCGGTTCAGATATTCGCCCAGCCAGGTGTACTCCGGGTCCTGAATGACGATATCCGCCTTTCGGTCGGTGAGGGCGTAGCCGATCATAGACGTGTAGAGCGCGATATCGTTGCTGTGCAGCCTGGCATTCTGGCAGCGGCGGGAGATTATCTGCTCGAAGGTGAAGTTGCCCGAGCAGCCGATATACACATCGCGGCCTTCCAGCAGCGTGGCAGCCTGCCAGAATACCTGCCTGAGCTTGGCGGGGATTGAGCCGATGAACATGGGCTAGACCGTGTCCTTTGAGTCACCACCGGGGCGCTTCAGTGAGGCGGTCTGCGCGGCAATCGCTTCATTGATGGCAGTGGCGGCGGTGGCCTTCAGATACCGTTCGGCATATTGCGAGACTGAGCCATCGGGGAATATCAGCCGGTTTCCTTTCATCTGATCCAGCTTGATGCGCAGGACGAAGGGCTGCAGGGCGGAGATGGCGGCCAGTTCGTTTTCGTCCCAGGCCACGCCAAGCCACAGCCAGCGCCACTGTCCGTTTTCATCTTCCGGCGGAGCGCCTGGCGGTTCTTCGTATCGCAGGCAGGTACGGGGCCAGGCCAGCAGCAGCTTCTGAGCGGCTGGATCCGAGACGATCGGCAGAACGTCCTGAATCATGGCGGCTTTCTTCAGTTCGGCCAGCAGTTCGTTCCAGCGATCATCATTCATTGTTTTTCACCACAGAGGCACGGAGGCACAGAGTATTTTTGTTGTTGGAGCGTCCGGGCGGTGTCGAACCGCCGCTGTGCCGCTGGGAGCGGCCATCGCCCACTTCGGACGCTTTTGTGATTTGGGTTCGGTGTGTCATTTTCACCTCTGAATCCTTGTCATTTTTCCGCAATGCTGACACTTGCATCTGTTTTTCTTTTCTGCTTTTTCTGCCAGGGCGAGCAATCGTTCAACCTCTCTATTTGCCCTCGCCTCTTTTTTGCAGAACTGGGCAAGTGCCCAAATGGGATTTAATTGCTCTCCGCAGAGGCCGCATTTCACATATCCGAGTTTCTGGTCAACTTGCAACTTGTTGTGGGCGCAGTTCAAATTATTGACGAGGCTTAAAACAGCGGCAGTCATGCTGTGGGCTCCCTGACATACGGAATCGTTTGAAGATCGCCCTTGAGGTAGAGCGGATGCTCAGGCTCTCCGGGCTTGGTAACGCGCAGGCAAAGTGGATCAAACCCGTGGAATTGCAGCTTCATGTGGTCGCCGTGATTGCCCCAGGCGCAGACGATAATTCCGGCCTTCTGCGCTGCATCCAGGATAAAGCGATCATTGTCCGGGCCGACAGGGTTGGCCGAGGCTTTCATGACGGCGGGCTCTAAAGTGGCGCGGAAGGCGAACAGATTGCAGACCTGAATGCCGCCACAGCCCCATCGCTGGGCATAGCGGATGCACTTGGCCACAGTCGGATCGTTGGCAGACTCGTCCGCCGTGGACGGGTTCAGCATGATGAACAGGCAGACCGACTTCTCCGGCTGCCATATCCGCCACAGCAGATAGCGATACCGCCGGCATGGCGAAAACGTCGCCCCTTCGTACTGATCCCCGAACATGCTCACGCAAACATCCTTTGCTGGCCCTGCATGTCTTTACATCGCGGATTCAGCCAAACACACTCGATACGGACACTCGTCCCAGTGTTTGCAGATATTCGTGCTTTTGTTTGGTGGCATGTCCAATCTGACAGCATCTCGGAATAAAGGTCTGAGGGATAACCGGACAAGACAACACTTCCCTGGCAGTTTCTTAATACTTCGATCAATTCACGGTGCTGATCATCTGACATCTCATGCCGGTAGCATTTTCTGGCCTTTCCTCCTGTGTTATATCGAGATTCGTGAACGTATGGGGGGTCTGCATAAATCAGCGTGTCAGCTGCATCATGCTGCATGATCACACTGATGGCTGGACGGTGCTCAATTATCACTCCAGCAAGGCGGCAGGTGAACGTTTGGATGTGTATGGGGTGCTCAGCCCACAGGTGAGCCGCCAATTTATACGCCCGCATTGAGTCAATCCTGAATCCGGTCGATCCTTTTGTGGCGCCGGCAGACCCAAAGCCCATAAAAGCCCGGATCAATGTTCGCCTGGCCATCTCAACAGGACACTCGGACACATCCCATGCGGTTTCAAACTCTTCACGGGCATATGGAGTGGCGAGCAAAACCTCGCGCAATCTGGCGCTCATTTTTCCGTCCTGCAGTACGCGAAACACATTAACAATCTCGCCGTCCAGGTCGTTGTAAACCTCCGCATAAGCACGGGTCTTTTGCATGAGAACGCTGCCACCACCGCCGAACGGTTCCACATAGCATTTGTGTGGTGGGAAAAAGGACATGATCCACGGAGCAAGCCGATATTTCGCGCCATGATATCGCATGACTGGCCGCGTGATTTTGTTGCCCTTCATCAGCAATGCCCGCTGGGGCCGGTCAGTCATCTTTCACCACCTCGACGTCGATTGCGTTCCTCTTGCTTGCGGCGGGACCGGATGGGCCGAAACGGTCGATCAGGCGGGCGGCAATCTCTGCGGCTGTCTCGAACTCCTCCTCTTTCAGCTTCAGGCCTGCCCTCGCGGCGGGCGTGGCCAGGAACTGAGGCAGATCAATGCCGAGCTGCTGGCATAGCTTCGGAAGCGCCAGCACGCCTGGATGCAGCACTTTCTCCTCGCCAATTAGCTCGCCGGACTTGCCATAAAGCATGCGTGTGACCATCGGGCCGGATTCGTGGATTTCCTCTCGAAGCCGCTGAATGACGGTGAGGTTTGCCGCGAGATTAGCTGCGGCGACTTCGACCATGCCTGTCATCTCGCCGCTGGTCATAGCGCCGATAATTGCGTCATACGCCTGAATCAGAGCCGAGGTGTCCAGACAGCGCTGGCCGGGCTTGGCGTTGCCCTCGTCAATGTGCTGGCACGGATACTTCGGACAGGTGGACTTGCACGGTTGCATGGCCGGCCCGCGCAGAATCGTTTCGGCATACCGGCCTGATTTCCATGCGTTCATGCTTGATGCCGCCTTACCTTCCGCTGTTTTTGGGCCAGTGGATTTCTCGGCCGCGGCCTTCCGCTGAGCCAGCTCAGCCGGAGACAGCTTCTTGCCTGGTGGCCGGCCCCTTGGCTTTTTCCTGCTCATCCGATCAACACCTTCTGCAATCTACTTGGCTTCATCTGGTACTCGATGCACAGCTGCGATTTGTTGTCGCCGTTGTACCTGTTTCGGATTTCCTGCTCTCGGGCTTTGGTTACGAGCTTGCTGAAGTAGTTGGCCGCACAGGGCATGTAGAGCGTCATGCCGATTGGCCCGCCAAGCTCGTCCAGCACGGTGTAGAGCTTTTCTGCCCCTATCTTGCGGCCCAGTGAAACCAGCGGGTCGTCGGATTCCAGCCTGGAAAGGATTTCGTTCATGTCTGACACCCATTGCTGGTTCATACCCCACACAATCCTTCGCATTCGTTGCCGAACATATTGATCTGGCCCTTGTCTTCCATCGTATCCAGGTCAACGTCCTGAAGTGGGATTGCCTTGCGGTGGATGTACACCTTTCCACGGATACCGCCGCTTTCCCGGATTGCATTGTCGAGTTCAACGGCGTCTTGAAACTCTGCGGGCGAGGTGTCGCGCAGTTGCCGCCACTCATAGTCAGAGTGAAAAGGGCAGCCGATGCAGCTTGATCGCGGGACATCGCGCTCTGGATAGTTTGCCTTCAGCCATACGTGGCACGCATCCCTGTCCATCGGCACGTCATAAATGAGCGGGTATCTGTGCGTCTTCCATACCTTGTCGCTTGAGCGCATTCGTTGAGCTTCATCAAAAGAGATTCCGAACCACTGCTCAATCACCGGGTCTTTCGGTGCGCGCTGGCGGGGCTTCAGGCCCATAAGCTCACTGCGCACAAACTTCTCAATCGGGACGATCTTGAACTCTTTTGTGCATTGGCGGCGGAGCATGCCGACAGAGCCTTTCACGTCCTTCGTGAAGTAGGGCATTGTTGTCCAACGCTCACCGCCTTCGGCGCGGCCCCTCACCATGCCGATGGCGGCATCGTCCCTTATGTTGCGACCACTCCCGACAATGTGGACTGGGATACCGTGCCGCTCGGATTCACCTTTAAGCCAGTCGAGATTGTCATAGACCGCCTTTGGCTCCCATCCCACATCTGCGAAAATCGCACAGTCCAGTTTTTGCAACTCACCCTTGCACGACATGAGGAGGGCTGTGGTGGACTGCACGCCAGCACCGAGGGACAGGATGCGGATCACAGATCGGCTCCTGCTTCTTCGATTTCGCGCCAGCGCTCATTCGGCAGCCTTGCTGTGCGTAGGTGGCGCTCGCTGATGGCGATATATCGCCAGGTTGTGATTTCCGAGCCGTGGCCCATCAGAATGCGTATCTCGCCGACAGGCTTGCCTGCGTCGTACAGATCTGTGGCGAAGGTGCTGCGGAGCTTGTGCAGAAACACATCAATGCGGCGCAGGCCTGCGACGTGCGCGGCGCGCTTGATGACAAAGCCGAGGCCGCTATTTCCCAGCGCAAGACCGGAGCTGCCCGCCTGGTGACTGTAAATCGCCACGAAAACTGCGTGCTCGTCCGGAGCGGCAATGCCGGAGCGGACTACGATCCACTTCTGCAAAGCGTCGATCACCGGGCCCTCAAAGGAAACGACGCGATGCTTGGCGCCCTTGCCGAGGATATGCACACGGCCGGAGACAGGGCCCAGCTTTAGCCTGTCCATCGTCAGCCTGCCCATCTCCTGACGGCGCATGCCGGTGGCATAAAACAGCATGAGAATGGCTCGATCGCGGATGCCGATGAGCTTTTGCACGTCCGGGGCCTTGAATAGTGCGGCGAGTTCCATGGTGCTGAACTTCTGCGCCGAGCTTGCGGAGAATTTCGGCGTCGGGACGCCGGCGGTCGGGTCTTCTGCTAACAGGCCACGCGAAACGAGCCAGCGGCAGACTGTGCGCAGGCCGGAAAGGCGGCTGGCCCGGGTGGCGTTTGAGCGGTTGTTGCGGTTCAGGTAGAGGTGGCGCATCCAGGCGTTGACTGTGTCGCTCGTCAGCGGCACGTCTTCGGCCGCTACCCAGTTAAAAAAGTGCTTCGCAGTCAAGCAGTATTTCTCAGCAGCGGAAGCAGAGCCACCAATGCTTATGACGTGGTGATTGTGGAACTCCTGCGCAAGGGCAGGCGACCACCTGAAGGCGGCGGTCATGACGCAGGCTCCAAAAGGCTCGGGATGGTGGGAAATCCCCAATTTTTGAGAGGTACATAGTGTAGGCGGGCAGGCATCCAAGATTGAGATTTCGATGGGGGGGGCATGGTGGTTGGAGTATGTCCGGCGCAATGCGTTGGGAGATAAGGGCTTGCGGCTGTGTTGATTTCCGTATTTCCGGTTCCTTTTCTGGTGATGGTTGCCCTTTGCTCGAAGAGAGCATGACATGATGCCACTTTACCCTTTATACCCCTTGCCATCACCAGGGCTTTAATGCCAAAACAACAGAACATCATTACCGTTTCAGGCAATGGCCGAAGAAAGAAACTGGGCGGAT